GCACTAGTAGCCAAAAAGCAGGGTCCGCATATGGACTCCTTATATATATATAATATCTGACTACGCTTTTGAAATTGTAGCTTGGGAAATTCCCCCTAAAGCCACGCTTCAGGGTTGAACCAAGTTCAATAAAGCGTAGCTGTAAACTCACTGAAGTGAGAGATGCGCTACAACATCTTTTATGCGATTGTTTTATTCACACATGATTAACCAATCGCTAATTAATCAAGGTTTTCAAGCCTCCAAACGCCACATTGGAGGGACGCCAAGGAAGAAGAAAGTATTAAAATCCTCTCCAATGGCTGAGTATTCGCTGTAAACTTCACCCAAATTCCCAGCTGAAGTAACTATAGTAGGAATCGTTGCCGTGTAAGACATAGCATTAGTTCCAAAGTTCAATGAGCCGGGAGTGGCGAAACGCTCCTGTGAGTACCAAGGTAATTCAATATCTACCACGTGACCAGAAGCATGAGTCGAAACTTCACAACCCGACCAACTCTCGTCAAGTGGTTTCAACGCATTACGCAAGGCCACAGTATTCGCACCAACAGCTGAGACAGACACATCACCATACAAACCTTCACCACGTGCTACAGTAATAGTAGAGGCGTGGGATCGTGAAACAGGAAAAATCTTATGACGCGTTGAACCACGCCAAGCAGAATAAGCATTTGTCACATAGGCTTGGATGATCATTGGATCGCGCAAAGTTCCTCCTGAATAAGTTATACCAGGAGACCCAAAGTAAGAAGTTCCAGTCCAATTCGTTATGTATATGGCATCTGGAGTAACTGGCAGATAATTCATTAGGTTTCGACGCAGACTATATCTCTTCATGCAAGTACGAAATGATCTAACCACTTCTCCGGCTGTAATACCCATAGTGGACATGTTCGTTCTCTGTCCACCAACAGGTTGCAAGACCTCGGTTTCTTCAGCTGCATTGACAACACCAGCCGTGTTCTCATCACTCTCGACAATACCACTCTCAGGTTCATAAGATCCAGACTGAGGGACATAACACAAATCTCGGATATTATCCGAACTAGGCTCAAATACTTGCAAGTCATTAGAATATGCATGACATAAGATTTGAACAGGTGAAGTGTTAGCTCCAGAGGAAACCAAATTATTCATTACGTACAAAGTTAGTACACCGTTATCATTCACAATAGTAGGGTTATGCAGTGAACCAATTTTATAAGGTGGATTAGTAGTTTGACCTATAACAGGATCATCTACACGTAAAGCTGGAAGTCTTGCACCCCATCCCACTGTTATGGTAAAATCACGCTCTTCAGCAATATCTATGATTTTTGAGTAAACAGTATTCAGCTCAGGGGTGACAGACGGCAAGCAAGGATCCCACACAGCTAACAAGCGGCCTTTGTGATAACCACTGCCAACTATCTGGAATCTATAGCTTATCGACCCACGCCAGTAATCAAATGGTTGAGCCACAAAAGCAGTTGTTGTAAGACCATATCCATCATTAGTTGTTGGTAACACAAAGTTTGCAACATTAAAGATCATTGGTGTCACGGCGACTGAAACTAATGGGTAATATTGCGCATCGGACAAGGTCCAAGGTGCAGTGGTATACCAAGAGTGCTTCTGACATAAATAATCAAAGTCTAGCTCATCTTGGCCACCCAAACCAGTCGTTCTAGGGTCTATTGTAACTTCCTGCTTACTTGTGAAGGCCAGGGTAATACTTGTATCCACAGCATCAGTTGAAGCAAGATTGCCAGATTGATTCACGTTAACCCTCGTACTGTCAGCGATTTGCCTAGGTCTGGCGTAACCGAACATTTTCGCAATATTGCCAACGGCACCAGCTGCTAAGGAAGTCGCCATTGCAAAAGGCCCAATAACAGGAGCTTGCTCCAATTTTCGGGCAATAGCAGCAGTAATATTAGCAGGTCTGGAAATAACCCCGTCACCATATTCGTCACCACCACTCTGCGGTGACAATGCTGCGAAATTGGTGTTAGTGGGTGCTGACAATTCAATATCAGTCACCCATGCCATAACAGTTATATCCACGTTGTTGGTCAAGTTTTGTGTATGTTGTAACTCGACAAAAGAGTCTAACCATATAGAACCTAAGGGATTTGCGGAACCCACAGCGGTTAAATCAATAGCATCAGCATAGTAAAAGAATGGTAAAACCATCTCACCACCTTGCGATGTTGAAGGATCAATCCACAAATGTGGGCGTTGAGTCGCCGGCATACGGGACAAACTTGAAGTATCAGTGCGATAGAAAGAACTATCAGTGTATGGGAGATAAGACGCCAGCGTGCGTCCCCAATAAAATTGATTCCCATTGATAAGAAACTTTACATGCATTGTACCTCGAAACAATTTGAAATTAGTTACCCTATTCGCTACTCGAGGGTTGGCTAACCACAAAGTCCAAGGATTAAACACTGAATCTATTCGCCCGCCTACTGGCCACGCATATGATGCAATTCTTACAGGCCTCTCGAAAAAGTTTCCTAGCTCGGAATCAGCATCTGCTGTAGCCCATCGGGTCGGGTCTGGTTCACTCTCAATCACGCATGTATAGGAGGGATTCTGATCTCTAAATTCAGTAATAGCACTGTTTTGTTGTTGATTTGGAATAGACTCATGGCAAAAAACGCCTGCCTGAGGTTCCAAATTCGTGTCATCCGACACTACCCGAATATCGTCGGGTACGGTTGTAGGGTTTGAAATTGACTGCGTGCTCAAACCTGGGCACCTTTCTATGTTCATATTAACTATTTACATTTTTTACAGAGCATAGTGTGTTAAACTAAGCCCAAACAGGGGTTGTGCAGTAGAGAAATCGGTTAGTTATTTCACTTTCCCAACGGCTTCCACTAGCACACATGTAGTCATAGGCGAATCCCTGATCCTCGGCTCTATAGCCAGGTGTCACCCAGACTTCGAGACCATCATGTCTCGTGACTAAATGTTCCATAGGGGTTTGTAGGTAGGACCACACTAAATCATTGAGTTCCCAAGGGAATGGGGAATCAATCAATGGTTCAGTGCGCCTACGATATAATTTTCTTACGAGCGTAAAAGCTCGAGGCTGTGTAGTTCTACTATGATTGAAGCACACAGCTTGTCCTACGGGCTCAGCCCATAGGTAATCGATCTGTCCTGTAACACGTGCAATAGCAGCTTTACGCAAAAGCCGCTGTGCCGTAGCATTAGAAATCGTTTCCTTGAAGTCTTCAAGCAACCGCATATCTTCTTGGAATAACATGGCAAATGTTTCAGGATAGTGTTTCACACACCAGCGACGAAAGAACACATCTGTGAAACTAAAAGCAATGTGGTCGTCATATCCGTTTGGCCAGTAAAGAAGAGGAGAGGGAGGAGGCCAATCACAAACATTGAAATAATAGTGCTCATCATCACTCACCATCCAAGACAACTGCATATACTCCTGATAGACTTCATAGAACAATGCTTCTTCATAAGTCATTTCAGAATACGGATCGAAATCAGGCACAGTAACAACATGTCGGTTAAATCTCCCAGGTTGGGCGGGAATTTGTTGCCAGCGTGGGTTTGTCTCCAACTCATTTGATGCGCGTGCACGACCACCAGCGGATGTCTGAGTCGTAGGAAGAAATTCCCAGGTCATGTCACCAATTTCATCTTCATCTTCCTCGTAAAGGCCAGATTCCGGTTCGTAAGCACCACTTTCGGTCTCATATCCAGAAGCGTCACCTTCCAAAACAGCTTGAGCTCGAGCATAACAGCATTTGCTCTGGTTGTATCTCTCTAGGATCTTTTCTGGTGTCGGGGGATTATAGTACGTTCCAATTCGATATCCAGCAGAGTCCTTAGTGTCCTTGAGTTCATCAAACACGTTGAGGTATTTGGTGTACACTTCTTCACCATGGAGATATGCTTCATACAAAGCCTGCTCCCATTTACCCGCCTCAATTTGGGCTTCGGATTCATCACAATTTTTGGGAAGTTTTCGACTCAACAACAAGGAACGATCAATAGAATCTGGATCAAGTGCTCCTACACGCTTACCAATTGTAGGATGCACGTGGAAAGTGCGCTTCAGAAAAGAGAGTTCCTCAAGCGTCTTGAATGGCACGGTTGATATCTGTTTGTCCGAATCGGTGTACATAACACCAATTCTTGCCAACTCTTCACCAACTGACATCATGTTGAATAACTCCTCTTTTGGATGAACTTCAAAAATATTATCATCTCCATATGTCAAAAGAGTTATTACTGTGTGAAACAGTGGTATGTCATACAGCTCTAGGTGGCGATTCATTTTCCGCTCATGCATTGCGTAATACGCATAACGCAAATACAGAGCATTGTTCAAGCCATTACCAACAACTGTGGTAGAGTGACCCGAAGGTCCAGATCCAAATACTTTGACCACCAAACCATCATTGTCGTATAACGGATAGATGCATTCAGTTGCCATACCATCAAAAAGAGACAGCATAGTTTCATCAAATCCACATTCAACAAGACACATTTTCAGAATCTCGAAAGCTGCAATAGTAAAATCAGGTCGCAATTTTTGGTCGAAAGCAGAAAAATCTCCATCTCCACACCTCTGACCACCGGAAAACTTCTGTAAGTGCTCAGCAAGATAATCCCAATCACGACCTGAAGCATCAACTCCGACCGCACTCTCGAATTCTATTGGAAAGTAAGTCATTGAGTTGATCAGAGTCAAAGTCAGCATTCGAGTAATAATCACGAAAGCCACAGGAGCTCCAGAGAAAATTCGAATTTTATCTTGCGCCGCTTTGGCAAAGGAAATTGCCGCATCTTTACAATTTGTTTTAAACACAACATTGCTTCGCTTACCATCTAGCCAGCATTGCATTGTTATCTCCATTTCTTCTTTCACATCGGCTTTCTCAGGATCAAAAAGTAATTCATAGATTAAGATGGGATTACCATCCTCATCAACAGATTGCCTGACAAATCTTGGGGTTTTGAGTCCCAGATGTTTCTTCAGCTCACAATCCATCATGAATTTCCATTTAGGGCCTTGCAGAGGATGACTCATAGCGGTCACGGGATTCACGGGCTCAATACCTTTAACTCCAGGTACACCGTTCAGTGCATGCTCATCTGAGAGCGGATGCACATAATCCTTGAAACAACTTTTCTCCTTAAAAACTTTTTGCTTCAATTTCGCTTTGAGATCCTCTTTTGCCAACTTCATGATACGCGGGTTGATGGGAGGTAACACTTCACTTGTTTTGTCCAAATGAGTATGCCTAGAAGGTCTTACAGCTTTCTTTGTGGGAGCCGTGTCCTTAACGACAAAACCGCGTTCAACTAATTGAGCTTGCACCAGCGAGGGTCTAACATCTGAAGTAAATCGAGAAAGGGGTAATTTATGTTGCCCATATATCTCAAGGTTATGCTCCTTAGTTTTCTCCAGGAAATGAATTGGATTGAAATCATGAATAACAGTGTCTACTGTTGTATCAACCCCATAGATCTCTTCTCGCAAGGGCGCAGTCTCTTTCACTTGAATAGTTTCGGGAGACATCGTTTCCTCAAGCCAATCCCGAGTCATCAACATGGCAAAACCTTCACCAACTTGTTGATCTCCGGCACCATGCATACCTATCAGAACGGGATTCCGACCAGCAGTAAATACTAACGATCCACACATGCCTTTGTGTGTTTGGAGGTTATAACTAAAACCAATGTACTGACCCACTTTTTTGACGTTACCCAATTTAACTTTCTTTATTTTGGATTCATATCTGTACTGGGAGGGGGCTACGTACTCTTCGGTTTTACCCTCAATAACACATTTGTGGACATGGTAGATGAATAATGGCATACCTGGTTTGAGATCATCAGGACCCAACTTCTCCTTCATATATATTCTGAAGTCAGTCGTGTCTCCACCGGCTGGCAAATTGACGACACATGCATCAATCCCATCAACCTCACGTATATTAGCTTTATTCACCAAGGCTGTGAAAGATTTTATACCAACACCGGGATGAGTTCTCATATGCACATGATAGGTCACATCCTCAGCAAATTGATGTTTGACAAAAGCCCAATTACACTTCCCGAGAGGGAAAGCATTACACCATTCAATTTCACCATAGGGCACGCCCAAATTTTCGTCGTATCTCTGCACAATTGCTACGTGCAGATTGCGGTCAATTTTGCATTCTAACTGCTCGAGAGTTGAAGATTTAGAGGCCTCTGGATATATTGCTACATTTGAGAAGCACCTCTGATACTTGTTATCCCTGTCGACCAATTGTCTAGGAACTTTTGCTGCGGCATTGATGTGAGAAATGATTGCTCCTTCTCCCTCGTAGGGTGATGGAGTCATGAAATGATTTAGGGTCACGATTGCAACGCCAACACCTGCTATTGCCAAAACACCTTGAGTAAACCTATCGCGTTCAACTTTTGCACGCATGGTGCGAAGCATATCGGAGATGCAGCATCTAGTCTCAGCCATCAGATTCCTGGCACGATCACCCCAATCATGTTCGTCTGAGGTATATTCAATATGAGTTGGATCCGCATCAAGACCAAAAGTGAAATCATCTGGAGTGAGTTTAGTATCAGAAAATTCTCTCATCAACACTCTCTCAAAATAAGACTTCTCACTAAAAGGTCCTGCCTCCGTCTCATATCCGATTGGGTCAATAAAGGCTTCTTGTTCTGTTGGGATGAATTCAACATCAAGAGCACACTTGGCACACGGGATTGTGAACAGTGGGTGAAACTTGCAATGATCTTGTTTATGTAGATCAGTAGAAGAAGCGACAACATCATCTTGCAAGGCAAAGTATGTAGGAGTCACCTGTTCCAGATAGTCAATCAAATCAACTATACTAGCTTCTTTCTTCACAGGGATCACGTGCC